GCAAAAATATCTCCAACATTTAACAAGATGAAAAGTTATGTTGTCTCTGGGTTTAGAGCGGGATCATATGGAGCAGAGTTTATTATATTTAACACAACAGATGCTCCAATTACTTTGGATGAAACAAGTGGCAACTATTTAAGAATTCAAGGAATTACTTTTACTCAGCAGTCTGAAAATAATCTTACAGTAGATGAATATTTTAATAAAAACACTCTTGTATCTAATCCACAGTTTATTGCAGATAAACTAATCTCTAATCCATATAAATTTAAACAAGACTATCAGGATATTAAACTTAGCAGAATGACACACGGTAAACGAGACTTTGCTTTACAAACTATGTATATTCAATCACAAGATGAGGCTTCTAGTTTGATGAAATGGCTTGTTGAAAAAATCACAAAGCCAAGAAGATCTTTTGGAGTTAAAATATTCTCAATACCAACAATTCAACTTGGAGATATTGTTAGCGTAGACTATAAAGAAAACGATATAAGTATGGCATCAGATCCAAACAATAGATTTGTTGTATATAATATTGAGTTTTCAAGAAGTTCGGATGGTCCAGAAATGACTTTGTTTTTAAGTGAGGTAGTCTAATGTCAGAAAATAAATTGCCAACATATCTTTCTGCTGTGGCTGCTATTCCAGAAGCATCTCCAAAAGCAACTGATGATTCAGTAAAAATTGCAACTCCAGATCTAATTTTAGAAAATTCAGATGTGCTAGATATTGAAATAATGACAGACCTAATCTTTGAAGACATAGGTGGGTACGAACTTGCTACAATATCAAGACATGATTTGGTGAATGGACAAAAAGTTATATATGCTCCAATCAAAAATCTTACAGATCTGTATCTACAATACAATCCAAACAATGTATTAAGATTACAGTCATCTGATTCTTTTTTTAAGTCTTTATCTTTATCTATCTTTAACCATCTTCCCGTATGCGGTAACGGTTATGACTTAGTAGATGGCGTAAAGGTCTCAAACTGCAAGTCTGTTTATATAGATCCAATAACTGGGGACCTAGTAATTAACTTAGTTAATGTCAAGGAAGGCGAGCAGGCAGAGGTAGAAATATTAACCGCTGGAAACATTTTTGATGATACAATATACTATGGGAGTGTTTAATGATAACTAATATAGGTAAAAATCTTTTAGCCAAGTATCTTGTAGGCCAGACACAATCATATGCCTCACACATTGCTGTAGGCTGTGGACCTACTCCAGTGACTTCTGACGGGGTGTTTGCAGACTACTCACAAAAGAAGTCTTTGGACTTTGAAATGTTCCGTGTGCCAATTATTTCGAGGGGATTTGTAAATGAAGAGGGATTATCAAAAGTAGTCTTTACGGCAGAAATGCCTACAGAAGAAAGATATGAAATTACAGAAGTAGGAATATTTTCTGCAGGATCTAATCCAGTTGCTGGATCATTTGATAGTAGAGTTATCTATTCTTTTGCAGATACAGACAACTGGAAATACAACCCAGTAGGACTTTCTGCAATTGAGATACCTGTTAAATATGAACCACTAGATGGAGAGTCAGCCAACGGAATTATAAATCAAGAAGATTTGGTTTTTGCAACTAACGCTGATAATAGAATTTTTACAAATGAAAACAGAGTTGAAAGAAATGAAAGATGTAGATTTTTAAATAATATAATTGCAATTAGAGGCGACGCATCTACACTTACTTTTGATTCTAGCGGAATTATGCAGCCAAGTTCTCAGTCAAACTATATAAGGCTAGACGAAACATCTGTTGACTTTACAAAGAATGGCCCCCTTGATGAATTGAGGTTTGCATTCTCTGTTGTAAATAGAGTCCCTGGAACAAGTTTAGTTCCTGCAATAATTCCAGATAATGTTAAGATATTAATAGAGTTTTCTCACACTGGGCCTAACTCAAGTCAAGAGTATGCAAAGTTTCAAATTAATGTAGATGAAGTTTCTTATGCGGAAGGATCAGCAAATCAAAAAAATAACTTTGAAGAAAACAGATATATTGTTTCAACTACAACATTCCAAGATTTAAAAAAGAGTGCTAATTTTAATTGGAAAGATGTTTCTATAACAAAAATATATGCAAGCGTTACCAAAAACAATCTACCCTCAGACTCTTTTTATATTTGCCTAGATGCTTTAAGAATTGAAAATACCACATCAACAAACTCCCTGTACGGCTTAACTGGTTACTCTGTAATTAAAAATGTTGGTGCAAGACCAGTAATCAAATTAGCCAACACAACCAACTACATAGAGTTTAGATTTGTTTTGGATGTGTAGTTATGGCAAACACACCAGATAAAGGAATTAAAAATGTTGTTATTAAAAAAGAATTTCTTGGAAAAGTTACAGGATCTAACGCAACAGTTGTAAGGTTTAGGTTGGTCGCAGAAGATAAAAATAGAAAGTCTGCTTACTCTCAAATATTTGTTACAGAATCTGGAGAAGTTTTTATTGGCGTTGGAGATATAAATGTTGTTGGGAATACTGTTATAGTAAATTGGGCATCAGAAGATGTTTCTACACAAATAATGTATGATGTTTTTATAGGGTTTGATTCTTCTGCACCAGCATTTAGAGCAACAACTGGATCAACCAACTACTCATTTTTAAAAACTGGAACAACGTCAGTTCGTGTAATTGTGCAAGTTTCTTCAATAAATTCAACACTAAATGAAGCCCTAAAAATTTACGATTCTGGAACGGTAAGTCTGGTATAATTATATTATGGCAATTTTACCACTACCCGAACGAGGACAGCCACTAGATGTAACTTATCTTTATCAGATAGTTAAGGCTATTAATGATCTTTCAACTCAGTCATCTACTTCGGTATACAAGTATGTAACTGTCGATACACCTAACGCAGGAAAGCAAAGCGTTAAAACCTCAGAGGCAAGAATAATTGGAGGCTATGTACAGGTTACGTCAAGTTCCTCACAGACTGCTGGTTCCTCTCAGGCATTTTCATATAACTTTCCAAGTGAATTTAAATTTGCTCCAATTGTTACAGCAACCCCAATAAACATCGGTAACACAGATGCTGGAAAAGATGTAACAGTAACCCTGTTAAGTATTTCAACTTCAAAAATAGAAGGAACAGTAAAATTTAATATTGGCGGAGACACATCTATAGGAGTAAACTTAATAATAATCGGAATTCCAAACTAATGATATTTTGTAAAAAATGCAAAGGAAGAGTTTTTATAGATAGGCAGTATACTCAGATTAATCATATTGAGGCATCCTGTATTTCCTGTGGATCAAGATTTTTTTTTCATCCACCTAGTCAAACATCGGAGGGTAGATGGCTATTAAAAAGGGAACAATTGAGAGCGAAGGCTACAATGTCCTCCCTGTAATTCCAGGGAATAAAAAGGTTTGGTTTTTAAACGGAGACTTAGTAAGGGTACACCACCTCAACAAGTCTAATGGAATAATGTCTGTTTATAATATAACAAAAGATCAAATTGAAAGTTGTTTAATTAGTGATTTTAAAAATAAAAGAGAACGAGCCTACACCGTAGGTCAGACTGCTGATTTAGTTAATCGTCATAAAAAATATATGCCATCACTAATGAAACGAGGAGTCATTCCATTTCCAACGGGATCTCAAAAAGGTGGAGCAAGAGGATTCCAGGTAAGATCATATTATTCAGAATCGCAAGTAAAGGAGATTCGTGATATACTTGCTACATACCATATTGGTAGACCAAGGAAAGATAAGTTAATTACTAATGATATTACGCCCAGCAAGCAAGAGTTGACACGCAGAATGGGCGATGGTATACTTACATATACGAGAACAGAAGATGGACGGTTTGTCCCTATTTGGGGCGAATCTATTTAGCGAAGGGTATAGCATGGAAAACGAACCAACAAAGGTATCTGTAACACTTGGGTACACACTAAATCTAGGAAACTTTCAATCACTAAGACTTGACCTTGGAGTAGTTGACTCTAAGCGTGACGGAGAAAATACCGATCAGGCTTTTGAGCGTGTCTACAAATTTGTTGAAGACAAACTAACTGCCAAGATTTTGGAAGCACAAACCGAGGCTGAAGAGAAGTAATGGCTGAACGCAAAGACCGTATGGCTTTGCTTTCAAGATACAGCAAGTATCATACCGCAAGGTACGAAGCCAAGCCATCTCTGAACTTAAATGTAGAGCAGTGGGCATCTGATGCTTTAATTGAGTCCTACACCTTGCCAGGATGTTACGATATACTTGAGTATTACTTTGCTGTTTCAGAAACCCCATCATGGAATTACTTTGCATATAATGCAGAGAAAATATTACAAGCAAAAAAAGATAGACTAAGAGATAGTCAAGAGAGAGCAGAGCGTAGAAGAATGGCTAAGGAGTGGCTAAGTGAATAACACAGAGTCAAAATTAATTACTGCCGTTCTTCAAGATAAGCATATCCATGTTTTGCTACAAGCCAATGTTGATAACCTTTTAAGAACTCACGGAGACATATGGAACTTCATAAGACTTTATTTTGAGAATAATTCATCTCTTCCACCAGCAGACTTAGTAAGAGAAAAGTTTCGTGACTTTGATCCAGTGCCAGGTGTTGGGTCAACAAAGCATCACCTTGAAGAGTTGCAGGGTGAGTATCTACGGGACAGCCTAAAGGATATACTAAGATCTGCTGCAACAGATGTTCAGCAGGGTGAAGGTGGCAAGGCCCTAGAGAGTCTTATTACAAAGACCTCAGAACTAAAAAAGAATACTGCTGCTATTCGTGATATTGATGTAACAGACCTAGAGTCTGCTATTGCTTACTTTGAAAATGTAAAGAAGCAACAAGCCCTAGGACATGTTGGCATCAAAACTGGCTTGCCAGGATTTGACAACTACTTACCTTCTGGAATCATGCCAGGGCAGTTAGGAGTCTTCTTGGCATACCCAGGTATCGGAAAGTCGTGGTTGGCTCTCTATTTCGCTGTACAGGCCTGGAAACAGGGTCGTAGCCCACTAGTCATAAGCCTTGAAATGAGCGAAACAGAAGTCCGCAATCGTGTCTTTACTATTATGGGTGAGGGTCGCTGGTCACATAGAAAGTTAAGTAACGGAGAGATAGAGTTGGACATGCTTAAGGATTGGCATGAAAAAAACCTACAAGGCAAACCAGAGTTTCACATTATCTCAAACGATCAGGGTGGAGAAATCAACCCATCCGTTCTTCGTGGAAAGATTGACCAGTACAAGCCAGACTTTGTAATCGTTGATTACCTTCAGTTAATGGCTCCTAATCAGAAGTCAGAAAATGAAACGGTACGAATGAAGAACCTTTCAAGAGAACTAAAACTAATGGCTATTGGTGAAGAGGTTCCTATTATTGCTATCTCTTCTGCTACCCCAGACGATGTCAATGACTTGTCTACCGTCCCTACATTGGGCCAGACAGCATGGTCTAGACAGATTGCCTACGATGCTGACTGGGTATTGGCCCTTGGTCGTGGTATTAATAGCGACATTATTGAATGTGCCTTTAGAAAGAATCGTAACGGATTTATGGGGGACTTCCTAGTTCAGTGCGATTTTGACAAGGGATACTACAGGTATAAAGACTATGAAGATAAGCAGTTATAATATGGTATGTCACAAACTAGGGAGAACATACCTCCAGATTTCTATCATCATAAGCCACTTAAAAGGTTTTATATTAATGGCATAATCCAAGACGAGGCTTTACTTGGAAGATTAAAAATAGAATATGTAAGATTACTAGTTTCAGAGATGAGGTTAAGTGGGTATGTTCCAAGAATTGACATTGACCCAGACTTCACTTTACGGTATAATGATAGTAAAGACTTTTTTGAATTTGAATTATCAGTACACGGAGTTTACGCAGGGAAAAGGAAGAGCGAATGGATAGCAGGAATAGACGGAACCAACCTAGTCCCTATACAGCCGAGCAAGTCAAAAGAGTTCTTGCAGGATCAGGCACAACAATTGAATCAGAACTAGATGCAGACTTTATAATATTTTGCCCATTTCATAATAACCACAGAACCCCTGCAGCAGAAGTGCACAAGACTAACGGAATGTTTTTTTGTTTCTCATGTCAAAAATCTGCAGACCTAATAGAATTAGTAATGCACACCTCTGGCAGAACATATTTTGAGGCAGCAAGGTTTATAAAGAGTAAAGAAAAGGCAAGCAATCTTGCTACAGAAATTGATCGTGCTCTTATTAAAGAAGAGCAGTACAAGCCATTTGACGAACTAATTATAAAAAGACTTCACAACAACCTTGTTGCATCTGATAGAGCCAAAAATTATTTTCAGTATCGTAAACTAACTAAACAATCTTGTGTCAAATTTTCTTTAGGGTATTCTGAAAAGCAAGATATGGTTACTGTCCCAGTCCATAGTCCAGATGGCATTCCACTTGGTTTTGTTGGAAGATCCATTGAGGGCAAAGACTTTAAAAATACTCCAGGCTTGCCTAAAAGTAAAACTCTTTTTAACTTGCATCGTGTGAAGAAATCTGATATAGTATATGTAGTAGAGTCTTCGTTTGATGTAATCAGACTTGACCAGTTAGACATCCCCGCAGTGGCAACACTTGGGGCCAATGTCTCAGGCAAACAAATAGAATTGCTTCAGAAGTATTTCAATAACATTCTTGTTATTGCTGATAACGATGAGGCAGGAGGAAACATGAAAAACAGGATAATTGAAAAACTTGGCTCTCGTGTTTCTGTTATACAACTAAATAAACAATATAAAGATATAGGCGATATGCCAGACGAAGAAATTAGAAGTTTAAAGTCTTCGTTTGACAAAACCATAGAGTCTATGCTAAACTAATACAAACACACAAAGGAGAAATAATATGAGCATTGTAAAGGGAATCAAGAACATCAACGCCCTGCTCGATAGACCAAAGTATGAAAACGACGGGCCAAAAATAAAGTGGCTCAAACTCGCAGACGGTCAGTCTGTAAAGATCCGATTCATTGAAGAACTTGATGAGGACTCTGCAAACTATGCAGAAAAGCGTGGCTTAGCACTTGTTGTTAAGGAGCATGTAAATCCAAAAGACTACAAGCGCAAGGCTGTAGACACAATGGAAACAGAAGGCCGTGACTGGGCAGAAGAAATGCACCGCAAAGATCCAAAGGCTGGATGGCGTGGTCGTCTTCGTTTTTACTGCAACGTTCTAGTTGACGACGGCATTGAAGCACCATATGTTGCAATCTGGTCAATGGGTATCAGCAAGCAATCATCATTTAATACAATTCGTGAGTATGCTCTTGAAACAGGAAGCATCTCAAACGTAGTATGGAAGTTAAAGCGTAATGGTCAGGGAACTGAAACCAATTACACACTTATTCCATCAGCACCAGATAAGGAACCATTTGATTGGAAAGATATCGAACCTTATCCTTTGGAGTCAGCACTAAAGAAGATTCCATATGCGGAACAAGAAGCGTTCTACCTGGGCTTTGATGGCCCTTCAGTAACTTCATCTACCAACGCTGATTGGTAAGATGAACTACGTAGGCTTACATGTTCATACCCATTTCAGTTTGTTTGATGGGATTGCTACTCCAGAAGAATACGTGAACCGTGCAGTTGAGTTGGGGATGCCAGCAATTGCTATCACCGACCACGGTACTTTATCTGGGCATAGGGAACTGCACCGTATTGCAAAAGCAAAGGGCATAAAGCCAATTCTTGGGCTAGAGGGATACATGTGTGCAGACATATCTGATACACGAGATAAGTCTGAAAGAGAAGGTCAACAAGATCTTGTCTATAACCACATTATCCTTCTAGCCAAGAATCAAATTGGTTTAGAAAATTTAAATAAGATTAGTGAACTGTCTTGGACAGATGGTTTCTTTAAGAAGCCACGATTTGATTTTACTATTTTAGAAAAGTATAAAGAAGGAATTATTGTTACCTCTGCTTGTCCAAGTAGTGTACTTGTTAAGGCATTAGAAGAGGAAGAGTTTGCTCTCGCCAAGAATTACATATCTTGGTTTAAAGAACGCTTTGTTGATGACTACTACATTGAGGTTATGCCTCACAACGAAGCACACATTAATAAGTATTTGATAGAACTTGCAGACGAGTTTGGTATTAAGGTTATTGTTACACCAGACTGCCACCATGTTGATCCATCACAAAAAGAAATTCAAGAGTTTAAGTTGCTTATGAATACCCACGGTAAGTTTGAAAAAGATGCAACGTATGAAAAATCAAAAAAGAAAAAAGACATGATGGAACGCCTTGACTACCTCTATGGCAAAGATCGTCAGATAACATTTAATAAGTTTGATATCCACCTGCTCTCATATGAAGAGATTAAAGCAGCGATGGAATCGCAGGGTATTGACAGACCAGACATATACTCAAACACACTACTACTAGCAGATAAAGTAGGAGACTACGGCATTCAAGAAGGCTTAAATCTTCTACCAGTACAGTATAAAAGCCCTGACAAGGAACTTGCTAAGGCTGCGCTTGAAGGTTTGGTAGAGCGAGGCTTGTCAGAGAACCAAGAATACCTTGCTAGACTTGATGAAGAGTTAAAGATTATTAAGGATAAGAAGTTTGCTCCATACTTCCTTGTTGTAAGTAATATGATCAACTGGGCAAAGAAGGAAGAGATTCTGGTAGGACCAGGTCGTGGTTCTTCCGCTGGCTCTCTTGTTTGCTATGCACTAAAGATTACAGACATTGATCCTATTGAGCATAATCTTTTGTTCTTCCGTTTTATTAACCCAGAGCGTAATGACTTTCCAGATATTGATACAGATATTCAAGATACTCGTCGTGAAGAAGTAAAAGATTATCTTGTCAGACAATATAGGCATGTTGCTTCTATTGCTACATTTTTACAGTTTACTGGAAAAGGAATAGTAAGAGATGTTGCTAGAGTTTTAAATATACCGCTGTCAGATGTAAACAAAGTATTAAAAACTGTTGATTCTTGGGACGACTACTGTACATCAAAATCAACACTAGAGTTCCGTGAAAAGTATCCAGAAGTGGAGATATATGGAGAACAACTTCGAGGTCGTATTAGGGGCACTGGCATTCATGCTGCTGGTGTGGTTACTAGTAAGGATCCAATCTTTAGGTATGCGCCATTGGAGACTCGCTCTTCTACTGGATCCGATGATCGCATTCCAGTGGTTGGTGTTGACATGGAAGAGGCTGAAAAAATTGGCCTTATTAAAATTGATGCATTAGGTCTTAAAACATTGTCTGTTTTAAAAGATACGATTGATATTATTAAAGATAGACATGGCAAAAAAATAGAACTTCTTAAAATAAAAATGGACGATGCTAATGTTTATCAAATGCTATCTGATGGCTATACAAAGGGCGTGTTTCAGTGTGAAGCAGCACCATACACAAATCTTATTGTTAAGATGGGCGTTAAGAATCTAAATGAACTTGCAGCATCCAATGCTCTTGTTCGTCCAGGAGCAATGAACACAATTGGAAAAGACTATGTTGATCGTAAACATGGTCGTCAAAATATATCTTACACACACCAAGTACTAAAGGAATTTACTGAGGACACCTATGGCTGTATTCTTTACCAGGAACAAGTTATGCAAGCATGCGTACACCTTGGCGGTATGTCCATGTCGGAAGCAGACAAAGTTAGAAAGATTATTGGAAAGAAAAAAGATGCTAAAGAATTTGATCAGTTTAAAGAAAAGTTCGTAGAGGGTGCATCTCAATACATTACTCCACACGCTGCTTTAGACTTATGGCATGACTTTGAGGCTCACGCAGGGTACTCATTCAATAAGTCACACGCAGTAGCATACTCAACATTATCATATTGGACAGCGTGGTTAAAGTATTATTATCCACTTGAGTTTATGTACTCAGTGCTAAAGAATGAAAAAGATAAAGATGCACGAACTGAATATCTTATTGAAGCAAAGAGAATGGGCATTAGCGTTAAGTTACCTCACATTAACGATTCGGATATTGATTTTAAAATTGAGGGTAAGGGTATTCGGTTTGGGCTCACTGCTATCAAGTTCATATCTGACAAAATTGCAGAAAGATATATTGCAGCACGACCATTCAGTTCGTATAAAGAACTTGAAGAGTTTACCTTTACAAAGGGTAACGGAGTAAACTCTAGAGCCTTGCAAGCATTAAAAGCAATTGGTGCTGCAACATTTCCAGATAATCCAAGAGATGATAAAGCAATTAAAGAAAATCTTTATGAGTTTTTAAACCTTCCAGAGTTTAATATTACTATTCCTTCTCACTACTATGCATTTATTCAGGACATTGTTGACTTTGAAGAAAAAGGCTCATACATTTTTATGGGTATGGTAAAATCTATTAAAAGGGGAGCAGGATGGTCACGAGTTGAAATTTTGGACAAGACTGGGTCTGTGGGTATATTTGATGACGAAAATACAACTATTGAGACGGGTCGCTCTTATTTGGTTCTTTGTAATGATAATCGGATTGTATCTTTCATACCGTCTGAAGAAATAAAAGAGTCATCACATGCTCTTGTTAAGTTTTTAGGATACAAGCAATTACCATTTAAGGATGACGAAATGTTTGTAGTTTCCTTTAAGCCAAGAGTTACTAAGGCTGGAAAGAAAATGGCGTCTCTTACACTGGCAGACACAAAGAGAGATCTTCATTCGATCACAGTGTTTCCAACATCTTTTCCAAAAGCATATATGAATATTGAAGAAGGAAAGTATTACAAGTTTGATTTTGGTAAGACTAAAGACGGAACCGTAACATTGGAGGATGTACATGTCAGTTAGTATAGAAGAAGCGTTAGCACAGTTAGACCCTAAGTTAAGAAAAAGATTGGGCAGTGGTGTAGGGATTAACTATGAGTATCAGCCTACACCTAGTTTTGGTTTAAACCGTGCTCTGGGTGGGGGCCTCCCTTATGGTAGACAAGTACTTATCTGGGGCTCTAAGTCATCTGCAAAGTCATCTATGTGCCTTCAGATGATTGCTCTAGCACAAGCAGAGGGCAAACTGTGTGCGTGGATTGATTCAGAGATGTCATACTCAGAAGAGTGGGCAAGAACGCTTGGGGTAGACCCAACAAAACTTATTTACTCACAGGCAAGAACTATAAGCGACATGGTAGAGGTTGGCGTAGGCCTAATGAATGCTGGTGTTGACTTAATCGTGGTAGACTCTATTACATCAATGCTTCCTGCAATTTATTTTGAAAAGGACACTGATGAAATGAAGGCTTTGGAAAACACAAAGCAGATTGGAGCAGAATCCCGTGACTTTAGCAACGCATGGAAAATGCTTAATTATGCTAACAACAAAGTTAAGCCTACTCTTCTTGTTCTCATTAGTCAGTCTCGCAATAATATTAATGCTATGTATACTAGCCAGCAGCCTTCTGGTGGTCAGGCTACTAAGTTTTATTCTTCTTGCATCATTAAGTTATTTAGTTCCGAGTCAGACAATCAAGCGATTAAAGGAAAGATTAGGGTAGGAGATAAGTTAATTGAAGAAAAGATTGGAAGAGTTGTTAAATGGGAATTACAGTTCTCCAAAACCTCCCCAGGATTTCAGTCTGGCGAGTATGATTTTTATTTTAGAGGTGACAATATTGGTCTTGATGCTATCGGTGATCTTGTTACTACTGCTGAACTAAATGGTATTGTAGAGCGCACAGGTGCTTGGTACATACTTCCTGATGGCACAAAAGTTCAGGGTAAGGAAGCATTTGTCAATCGAGTAAGAGAGGATCTTGACTTGCAAGAATCAATTAAGTCTAGGTTAAATGACTAACTACAGCATATACGAAGGAAAGTTTCCTTGTAAGACTTGTAAAAAAGAAGTAAAGACTATGAGAGTTTATATGGAAACTGGTATGGCGTCTTGGATGTGCTCAGAAAAACATTTATCAGAAGTAATGTTATTTAAAAAAGGATACAAGAAAGTAAAAAAAGATGACTGAGAAAAGTGAAAGCAAAAGAATTGGTGCCAAGCAGCACAAGAATTCTGGACGCAATACCCAAAAGGGTGATGCTTCTTGGAAAACTTTTGTTGTAGACTTTAAAGAGGTAGGTAAATCTTTTATCTTGAATAAAGAGGTTTGGGCTAAGGCTACTACAGATGCCATGAAGAATGGCAAGGATCCAGCCATAGTAGTCGTAATAGGCGAGGGTAACGCAAAGGTAAGACTTGCTATAATTGAGATGAGTATACTAGAAGACATGATGGAGGAATAATGGAACAGCAACAGACAACAATAGAGATGGTAAATGGTTTGGCAGAAATAGCAGACTATATGCAGGATGAGGAGTTGACTACAGCCCTTACCTTTATAGCCAAGATTATTATCAAGCCAGACATACCACTTAATGTGGCAACAGTTGAAATAGTTCGCTTACAGGCAATCGCTGCAAAGATGTCATTAAAGGCTACATGGATGGCCAATGTTGACAAATCTGACAGGGGAAAGAAAAATCTTTACTATACTGCAGCGGAGTCAATTAACAATCTTGTATCTGCTTTAAAGTATATAATCCGATAATCTGCTATACTTATAGTACTAGAAACGAGATATAATGACAAAAAATTTACTACATACAGTTATGATAAAACCAGAAGAAAAACTAGTTCATTCAATGAACGTCGATGCCCTTGTTGAAAAAATCAGAGAGGGCTATACCATTAAAAGAGTAGACAAGCATACAGTTAAAAAGACTTTTGCTCCTTCTACCATTGCTTACGGCCATGGAGAGTGTGCTAGATATTGGTACCTTGCATTTGATGGTCAAACATTTGAAGATAATGCTGATGCATATGCTGCAGCAAATATGACTAATGGGACTTTGTCACATGCAAGAATTCAGGCAGCAATGATAGACTCTGGAGTAGCAAAAGTTTATCGTACTGATGATAACGAGGAAACTACTGAGTTTAAGATTACACACAGCGATCCCCCAATCTTCGGGTATGGAGATGTAATGCTTGATTGGCAAGGGGAAGAACTTATTGGTGAAATTAAAACAATGATGAATGAAGGATTTGAATATAGAAAAGCATCAGGTACGGCTAAGACTGGCCACCTAATGCAATTGCTTATATATATGAAGATTCTAAAGAGACCAAAGGGTGTTATGATTTATGAAAACAAAAACAATCATGAACTTCTTTTGATTCCTGTAGAAGTAAACGATCATTACCGTCGGTGGGTAGACCAGGCATTTGATTGGATGAGGACAGTTCGAAAGGCATGGGAAGATAGAACTTTACCAGTCAAGAACTACAGGTCCAACTCCAAGATATGCAAGTCATGCCCAATTAGAAAAGCATGTGAGTCTGCAGGACAAGGTGTAATAAAGATTGCACCCCTGGAGATTCTAAGTGAACAGTTGTAGGTGTTGTGATAATCAATTTGAACCAACAGTATCATATCAAATATACTGTTCTTCAAACTGTAGAGAAATTGCAACAAAAGAAAAAATTGCTTTAAGATACCTACAATCAAAAAGACAAAAAAGAAAAGGAAAAGAAAGATCTTGCAAATCTTGTTCAACCCCTCTTTCTATATATAATGATGAAACAATTTGTTCAGCATGTATTATAAATCCAGATGCAGTAAGCAAAGCAATTAAAAAGATTAAGGATAAGACAAATGGTAAAAAATAAGTGGGGGCTAGAAGTAAAGCCACAGACTATTTGCGCTATTGATGCTAGTACTAACAGTCTTGCTTTTGCTATATTTAACACAAAAGAAAAAACATTAGAATCTTTTGGAAAATTATTTTTTGAAGGTGGAAACATTTACGAAAAAGTTATAGATTCTAGTAAAAAAGTTAAAGCATTTTTAGATTATTATGGTGGATTTGAGTCAATAGTTATTGAGCACACAGTGTTCATGAATTCTCCAAAAACTGCTGCAGACTTGGCTCTTGTACAGGGGGCCATTCTTGGTGCTGCAGGTCAGTCTGGAACACAAACTATTGGTAGGGTTTCTCCAATTACTTGGCAAAACTTTATAGGTAATAAAAAAATATCAAAAGAAGAACAGTTACTGATCCGTTCACAGATACCTGGAAAGTCTGATTCGTACTACAAGGCTCATGAGCGAATGCTTCGTAAAGAAAGAACTATTAATTTTATTAATATAAACTATGATAAAAATATTGATGATAATGATGTTGCTGATGCCTGTGGGATTGGCCATTGGGCAATAAATAACTGGGTTAAAGCGATAGGAGTTGACAACTAACACCATGTCTGCTAAACTATATACATCAGAAGTCTTTATGCGTAAGCGTTATCTTATGGACAAAAAGACTCCAGGCGAGATTGCAGAGGAGTGTGGGGTAAGCGTGGAAACTATTTATGTGTATCTTGCAAAATTTGGATTAAGGAAGTCTAAACGATGAGTAAAACAAAAAAGATTATTTTAGCCATTACCGTGGCTAGTTCCGTAGGCATAGCCTATGTTATTAATTCTTTTAAAAACTTTCCAGACATTTTTGATTTAGGTGACGAAGAAGATGAAGACTATGAGTAATTTAGATACTTTAAAGTCTGATTTTCAAAAAGAATGGTCCAACTATGGAATTTATCATGCTAAAAGTTTGTTTAAAAATTTACCAGGATGGGAAGAAATTTTAAATATTCTTAATAGAGCAACAAGAAATCCTGAGCCACAATATACAAATTTGATCAAGTCAAATAATAACTTTGAAATTATTTATAAAGATCTTTTGGCTATAAAAAAAATATCCTATTCAGAAAAAAACTCACCACATCACACTATTGATTCTGATGCTACGTTTTTCTTTTCTTTATTTTTTGACAAACATACCTTAAAGTCTGTAATATCAGAATCTATAGACAATCAAATAAAAGAAATAGATAAAATTTTAGATATTAATTCAGATTATGCATCTTTAAAAATTTCTCTTTCAGAAAAATTTGTTCCATACGAGGTGCACAATTGGCATACCTGTATAATTCATTTAGCAGGAAAAAGCGACTGGTGGTTAAAGAATGATTCTGCAGGATTAGAAAAATTGTATATTCTTGAACCAGGTGATATGTTTTTGTTTCAAAAGGACGTGTGGCATCAACTAAGCAATGAATTGCCTAGGTCCTCAATCGTTGGTCGTTTTAAGTTAGGAGAAAGCCATGAGTTCTGAAACACAATTTACTATTGCACAAGTTTGCGATGAAATAAAAGAAATGTTAATTGCAAAAAATAAATCCTATGGTGACTCTGCTCTTAATCCTGTTAGGGTTTTTTCTACATCAGATAGCGTAGAGCAACTACATGTTCGTATTGATGACAAACTTTCTAGAATAACTAGAGGCGGATCTTATGTTGGCGACAACGATTTAGACGATTTGATTGGTTATCTCATACTGTTAAAGATAGCAAGGGAATTAAACAATGTCAACTGAAGATGATTTAGTTAAGCATCTTGATCAAGTTAATCAAGTAGTAGAAGAATACCTTAAGGGAAATGACCCTACGGTAATTTCTAAACAACTAGACATACCAAGAACCAAAGTTGTAACACTTATTAATGAGTGGAAAGTTATGGCATCTGCTAACGATGCTATTCGTGCTCGTGCTAAAGAAGCACTGGCTGCTGCAGACACACACTATAGCAAACTTGTTTCTCGTACATACGAAGTTATTGATGAGGCATCAATGACTAATAACCTTAGCGCAAAGACTGCTGCAATTAAACTTGTAATGGATATTGAGTCCAAGCGAATTGATATGCTACAAAAGGCTGGTCTACTTGAGAACAAAGAACTTGCAGAAGAAATGATTGAGATTGAAAGAAGGCAGGAAGTTCTTGTAGGAATCCTTAGAGACATAGCGTCAGAACATCCTGAAGTTAGAGACATTATTATGCAAAGACTATCTGCTATTGCAAAGCAAAACGAAGTAGTAACGATTGTATCTGAACCAATTAGTGAGCAGTAATGGCAGACTTTGATGATTTTTTAGAAGTTCTTAAAAGCAACCACTTCGAAGAAACTCCAGTAGATACAAGGACATTTGTTGAGTCTCCAGACTACCTTGGCCAGCCACCATTGTCTGATATTCAGTATGACATTGTTGAGGCTATGAGTCAGATTTATCGTAAAGAAGATTTGATAGACATAATGGGGGAAGAAAAGGGAACTCGCTATTATGATAAGTACACAAAGAATGAAATTATCCTGCAACTTGGCAAGGGATCTGGAAAAGACTTCACATCAACCGTAGCATGTTCGTATATAGTATATAAACTATTATGTTTAAAAGACCCTGCAAAATACTTCGGTAAGCCATCTGGAGATGCTATTGACCTTATCAATGTCGCTATTAACGCACAACAAGCAAAGAATGTTTTTTTTAAAGGTTTTAAATCTAAGATTGAAAAGTCCCCTTGGTTTGCTGGGAAATACAATGCTAAGGCAGACTCAGTTGAGTTTGATAAATCAATTACTGTTTACTCTGGTCACTCAGAAAGAGAATCACATGAGGGTTTGAACTTGCTACTTGCAGTGCTTGATGAAATTTCTGGCTTTGCATCTGAGGTTGGAACAGGTAATGAGCAGGGAAAGACTGCAGACAATATCTACAAGGCTTTCCGAGGATCAGTAGACTCTCGTTTCCCAGACCTTGGCAAGGTTGTTTTGCTTTCATTCCCAAGATTTCCAGGAGACTTTATTTCAGAAAAGTATGATTCAGTTATTGCTGAAAAAGAATCAGTTGAAAAAACACATGAGTTTATAATTAATCCATTACTTCCAGACACAGACCCAGACAACAAGTTTCAAATTTCGTGGGATGAAGATCATATAATTTCATACAAATATCCAGGAGTATTTGCACTAAAGAGACCTACATGGGAAGTCAATCCTACACGAAAGATTGACGACTTTATGATTGCATTTATGACAGACCTTGGTGATGCCATGATGCGCTTTGCATGTGTACCAACTTTTGCCTCAGATGCATTCTTTAAGCAAGCAGAAAAAGTAAAAGCCTGCATGACATTAAGAAACCCAATAGATAACTTTAAAAGGTTTGATGAAGCCTTTAAGCCAGACCCAACTAAGAAATATTATGTTCACGCTGACCTTGCACAAAAGCACGATAAGTGTGCGGTAGCAATTGCACATGTAGAAAAATGGGTAAACATACAAGTAATTAATAATTATGAACAAGTAGCCCCTATAGTAGTAGTAGATGCAGTAGCATGGTGGGAACCAAAAGTTGAAGGTCCAGTTAATCTATCTGAGGTTAAGCAATGGATCCAGAACCTTAGAAGGATTGGTTTTGATATTGGTATGGTTTCCTTTGACCGTTGGCAGTCATTTGATATCCAGAATGAACTCAAGCAGGTTGGAATGAAAACTGATACTGTTTCTGTTGCTAAAAAACACTACGAGGATATGGCCATGCTCGTGTATGAGGAAAGGCTTGCTATGCCAGCCATCAATTTATTATTTGATGAACTAACCCAATTAAAGATTATGAGAAATGATAGAGTTGACCACCCACGCAAAAAGTCAAAGGACTTGGCTGATGCTGTGTGTGGAGCAATATTTGGGGCAATATCACATACCCCAAAAAATACAGACACTGAGGTAGAGGTTCATACTTTTAGGGATAGACCT